AGGGTAACGATGCCTGCGGCAAGTACCCCGACAGCAGGAAACGCAGTTTATGTTAGTACGATCCAGAATTCGTGGTCCGCCTCGAATGCATGGGAGAAAAGTTTCCGACTTTGGAAAGAGCAGCAGGATGATGCTCTCGAGCAATCTGGCACAACGTCAGTGCGAGCTCGTTTCAATGATTTCAAGATTTACATGGACGAGGATCACCGAGCAATGGGTAATCTTGAACCAGTTAACCTGGGGCCATTCGGCACAGTTGGGCCATTCCCAACAGCCGTGGTTACACAACCCGGTCCTCTACCGGGTGAATGGCAATATTCACAAATCGTTATTCCTAACGATGGTGCTCCAGGAGTTACCAACGAATACTTCTTGGTAATGCATGGCGCTAATACCGCCAATGCAAAAGGGATGATTCTTGGATACGAGTCTTCTCGATCCACTCCCTTTAGTCCCGACCCAGATGTTCCTGGCAGCGCATCCGATTCTTGGATGGTCGAAATGTTTGACGTCGGAAATGACGACGATACGATTGTTGACAACGCTCAACTTCGTAACAATGATTTGCCATACAACCAGGATAACTATCCGGGTGGAGATGCAAATTATATTTATCCTGAGAGTAAAGCATGGTGCTTTAATCGCTCCACCGTTGGTGTCAATACCTTCAACCTCGGTGGAATGGTCGCTCCCTGCGGCCTGTTGAGAATCGACCAACTTTATTCCAATGGTAGTCCAACAGACCTCATCATTGAGGTCGAGCTGCTACCCGGAGCAGATCGTGGCTACCACACGGTCGATATGCAGGAGATGTGAAATTTATGACACCATCACCGGAAATTGAAACTGTCAAGGAGGCGGTCACCACCGCATCCATTCTCAACCATGTTAAGAACAACCGAATCGAGTATCTACTCGCATTGGGTTTGGCTCACCTCCTCGGGGTGAGTGATCGTCTCCTGGCACAACTTAACGGAGTGTGCTTCTGATGGCTTACAAGTATGGGAAGACATTCAAGAAAGACGGAAAATTGGTTCGATACCGTTACACTGACGGTAAAAAATCGACCAAGAAACTTGTTGCTGTCAACAAGAAAAGAAAGAACACTCGACGAAAGAAGTGATGCTCGATGTGTCCTAAATGTTCTTCGAACAAAATCAGCACCGTCCTTATTGACGATGATGATCCGAAGCAGCCAATCTTCCATTGTGTCTGCGAGAACTGCGGAACGGAGTGGGTAGAATGACTAAGATTTTAAATGTCGGTGGTCAATTGATTGACCTTTATGCCGACTATCAATACGCCGTTGGCGTTGGAAATGGGGTCGTTGGCGACCGCAGAAAAGAAATGCGAGCTGTTGCAGACCTTGCTCGCAAAACAGAACGTGTAGTTCGGTCCCGTCGTATGGGGAAATACGAACGAGCGGGACACCATGTTGGAACAGGAGTTGGCGTTGCATATGCGATTAGCACAGCGCCTATTACTCTCCTTGACTCACCATTACCAGGACCAGCGGATGTTCTCTGGGCCATATCAGTAATGGAATTTACAGAACAGGCACAAAGTGCTGGACGATCTGTAGGAAAAATGTTTGACTAATTTTATATGCCTGTGTATACACGGTGTATACATGGCGAAACCATATTGGCGAGTTAAGCGAGGCGGAAAATGGACTTGGGTACCTGCAGAGGTAATCCCAATGTTCACGACACAGATGAGAACGGCGATAAAGCCGTATGTGGAGGAAGAAGAATGAAACTGTCTAAGTGTCGATTCTGCGAAAAGCACGATTTAGTGCCAAATTGTATAGCCCAGCTCAAAGTTTGTGGAAACTGCTGGCTAGACATGAGAGTTGTTGAAGAATGAAATGCTCAACGTGTTTGAACCTCGTTGCGATCTACGGCACGAGTGAGAGTGTAGCCCCCTGGCTATGTGAGTGCAAAGAGATAACTGCAGCACAATCTTCTTTACAACAGACGATAGTCCCAGTGAAGAAGACAATCCGTATCGGTCGGTTACTTGTACCGAAGATAGGAGCGGAGCTTCGGCAGCGTTGGTTAGATGCCCAGAAGTGAAGTATCCCGAACAACGGATGACAACGATTTTAGATTGTCACTTCCGGTGGAAGGGCGAAGAAGATTAGAATCCGGGGCGAGTGTCACGGTGATAAGATTCGTAGGGAGGTCACAGAGTTTGACCGCTGGCGCTACGGGGGATATTATTTTAGACCCCAGTCAATCACAGGGCTTCATGGCAAAGAGAAAATACTCTATGACAAAGAAGGCCCCAAAGATTCAACCAGTACCTCTGAAGTTGAATTACGTAATGAGTGCAGAACAAGGAACTGGCTTCATTGATCTAGCGAAGGATGCTAGTCGCCTTGCACGAAAATTTATTCGTCAAGGTAAATTATTTGCAATTGGAAATATTAGGGTAACGATGCCTGCGGCAAGTACCCCGACAGCAGGAAACGCAGTTTATGTTAGTACGATCCAGAATTCGTGGTCCGCCTCGAATGCATGGGAGAAAAGTTTCCGACTTTGGAAA